AGCTAGCGGAAACGATCAGCAAGAATCTGGTAACCGCCTTTGAAAAAGCCTGGGAGTTCGGCACCAAGTTATACGAGAAATTCAACGAAATCAACAATTATCTCGGCGGCTTTGGTAACACAATGCTGGTGGTGGCGGCGATTCTATCCCTGCCGCTGGTAGCGGCGTTTGTGAATGTGGCGTGGGCGGTAGGCTCGCTGGCGGTGGCTTTAATCGGCGCGCTGCCGGCGATTTGGGGCTTTACCGCCGCGCTGCTGGCCAATCCGATCACGTGGATTATCGGGCTGGTGGCGGCGTTTGCCGGTTTGGTGTATGTGATATGGCGCAACTGGGACGGCATCGGCGCCTATTTCAGCCGATTGTGGGATGAGGTGTCGGGCGCGTTTGCCGAGGCGTGGGAACTGATTAAGGAGCTGTGCGCTTCGGCGTTTGAGGCGCTTGGCTACTTATTTCTCAATTTTACGCCTGTAGGTTGGATGATCCAGTCGATGACGGCGGTGTGGGGCTACCTGAAAGGGGTGTGGCCGCAAATCCGGCAAACCTTTGTTGCCGCACTTTCCGCCATCGGCGGGGTGTTGTCCGGCTTCTCACCGCTCAAACTGATGCGCGGCGGCTTTGAAGCGCTGAAAGGCTATATTGCCGGGGTGTGGGACTGGATACGCGAAAAGCTGCAGTGGGCATTGGACAAGTTGGAATCGCTGGGCAACACGGCGCGTTCGGTGTTCGGCGGCGGCGATGGCGCGGCAGCGCCGGCGGCCTTCTCCGGCAAACCGGCGGCGGCGCTGCCCGGGCGCGGCGGCGGCTTGGGTAAGGTGGCGGTACACATCGACCACAGCAATGTGCCGCGCGGTACGCGGATGCAGGCTCGAGCCAGTAACGGCGTGCAGTTGAGCACCAAGCAAGGCTACAGCCTGGCAACTTAGGAGCAAAAAATGGCGTGGAAAGACAGGCTGCGGCCAGCCTCGTTTCGGCAGGCGGCATTCGGCGTGGAGGCGCACAGCAGCGAGCAGGGGCGGCGGGTGGTGGTGCACGAATACCCCGGCCGCGACAAACCCTACGTGGAAGACCTCGGCGCGAAGGCGCGGGGCTTTACGCTGCGCGGCTTTGTGGTGGGCAAGGACTACCAGCAGGCGCGTGATGCGCTGCTGGATGCGGCCAACGCCCCCGGGCCCGGCCAGTTGGTGCACCCGTATTTCGGCGCGCTGCGCGTGGTATGCACGGCGGTAAGCGTGAGCGAGAGCGGCGAAGCCGGCGGCATGGCGGTGTTTGATTTAACCTTCGTGGAGGCGGGCGAGAGCCGCTATCCGGCGGCGGATACCGACCCGGCAGGCAGCCTGTTGGACGCGGCGGATACGCTGGACGGGCAGCTGGCCGAAGCCTTCGGCAAGTGGTTTGATTTGGACGGCCTGCCGGATTTTTTAAGCCGCGACAATCTGCAGGCGCTCACTGAGCGCATTCAGCGGCTGTCCACGGTGGGCGGCCTGCTGGATTTGTCCAAACAATCGCCGTTTTTGCGGCAGTTGTTGGATGCGGTGGGCGAGCTATCGGCAACACCGGCGGTGTTGGGGAGCCGCATCATCGGACTGTTTACCGATTTAACCGGCAGCTTCGGCCAGCCTTTGGGCGGCATTATGGGGCTGGCCAAGGCGTTTCGCACAGGGAAGCGCGAAGTATCGCGCGGGCTGCCAGCCAACCCTACGCCGTATCAGCGTGCCGAATCCAACCGGCAGGCGGTGCAGTTGTTGTTTGAGGCTGCGGCTTTAAATGCGGCTGCGGCCACGGCGGTTGTGCGGCCGGATGATGTGCATATCGAGCTGCCGCAGCCGGGTGGCAATTTCGGTGGCGGCAGCAACCAACCATCCAGCCGCATTGCGCCGAAGGCGGCCGCCGCCCCGCTGTTTGAATCGCTGGATGAGGCGGTGGCGCTGCGCCGCCTGCTATTGGCGTGGTTAGACGAGCTCGCGCCGCAGCTGCCGGATTCGGCATTTTCGGCGGCGCAGGATTTGCGCGCCGCTATCGTGCAGGCTTTGCCGAATACGGAAAACGAACTGCCGCGCCTAGTGGATTACACCCCGCAGCGCCCGCTGCCGGTGGTGGTATTGGCTTATCGCTTGCACGGCGATGCGCGGCGCAGCAGCGAGATTTTGCGGCATAACCCGGTCGCGCATCCGGGCTTTATGCCGGTGCGCCCGCTGCGGGTGTTGTCGGATTAAGGAGCAGTAAATGGCTATCGAGCTATTGGTAAACGGCGTTTTGTACGGCGGTTGGACGAGCGTATCCATCAGCCGTAGCATCGGCACTGCCGCTGGTGCATTTAACATCGAGTGCACCGAAAACGTGGGCGGCGAGTCAATACATTGGCCGATCCGCCCGAACGACGAATGCGAAGTGCGGGTGGCCGGGCAGGTGGTGATTAAGGGCTATATCGACAAAACCACGCTCGATGTATCGGACAGCAGCCACAGCATTGCCGTGGCCGGACGGGATAAAACCGGCGATTTGGTGGATTGCGCCGCCGCCGTGAAGCAATGGCGTAATGTGTCGATTTTGGACTTGGCTAAAGAGCTGTGTGCACCGTTTGGTATCGAGGTGGTGTTGGAGACCGAGCCGGGCAAGCCGCTGGCGGTGTTTAAAACCGAGCCGGGCGAAACGGTATTTAAAGCCTTGGAACGGGCGGCGAAAATCGCCGGTATTTTGCTGGTACAGGCACGGGGCGCATTGGTTTTGACCCATGCCGGGGCACAACAGGCGGCTACGCCGCTGGTTTTAGGCGGCAACATCAAATCCGGCACGGCCGATTACGATTATTCGGAGCGGTTTTCAGAATACACCATCACCGGCCAGCGGGCGGGCAAAGACAACGACCACGGCAAGGCGGCGGCTCATGTGCGCTCGGCAGTTAAGGATGAGGCCATCAAGCGCCACCGGCCGTTTGCCAAATCCGCCGACGGGCAGGCTACGCCCGAGATGGCACGGCGGCAGGCGGAATGGGAAAAGCAGGTGCGCGAAGCGAAAAGCACCCAGCTATCTTGCACGGTGGCGGGCTGGACGCAGCACAATGGCCAGCTGTGGGACATCAACCAGCAGGCACAAGTGGAAGCGGCTACGCTGGCAGTACAGGGCGAATTGCTGATTTCGGCGGTCGAGTACGGCTACGATGATTCGGGCGAGATAACCAAAATCGAGCTAATCCGCCCGGAAGCGCTGCTGCCATCGCCCGAAGCAGCGGAAAAAGCCAACCGCAACACCGCCGCCAAACCCGCACGCGGTAAAGGCCACAGTGGCGGTAAAGGCCGCAGTGGCGGCAAACGCGGGCGGCAGGGTAAGGGGCAAAACGCGGTATCCGGCGATGTGCTGGTGATCAAACCCGATGCGCAAGGCAATTACAAACCCGGAAACTTTGAAAGAGGAAAATCATAATGCAGGCGCTGAAAAACATGATCGGCCGCGCGATATTAAATTTAATTAACGATGCCGCCGCCACGCAAACCGTTACCCTGGAGGCGCAGGCGGGCGATGTGCATGACGAGGTGGAGCTGTTCCAGCCATTCGGTTTTTCGGCACATCCGCCGGTGGGCAGCGAGGCGGTGGTGGTATTTGTGGCGGGAAACCACGACCACCCGATTGCCTTGTGCGCCGAGCACAAGGGCACGCGCCGCAACAATCTGGCCGAGGGTGAGGCGGCGGTTTACAACCTATGGGGGCATCACATCACGCTGTACAAAGACAAATGCGTGATAGAGACCCCTGTGTTTGAGGTTAATGCCAAAACATCAGCCACCATCAAAGCGCCGAAAATTACGCTGGACGGCGAAGTAAACGGCACCAAATCGGCGGTGTTTGCCAAAGACGTGAAAGACCAAGGCGGCAAATTTAGCATGGGCTGGATGCGTGCGCTGTTTAACCGCCACACCCACCACGAAAACGGCGGCGGCAATACCGACCAGCCGAACGAACAAATGGAGTAAGCACTATGCTGGGACTGATGCCTCAAGCAGACGGCGGCTGCCGCCTGTTGTTTGCCGGGGTGGATTGGCTTAAATCGGCAGTATGGATGAGCCTGGGCACCGACCGGCGCGCCGAAAACGACGATGTACTGCCCGGCGGAGACGGCGACAAGCGCGGCTGGTGGGGCGATAGCTTCCGCCCGCGCCGTATCGGCTCGCGGCTGTGGCTGCTGGAACGGCAGAAAATTACTGCCGACACCTTGCTGCGGGCGGAGGAATATGCCGCCGAGGCGCTCGCCTGGCTCACAGAAAAGAAAATCGCAGCGGCAGTGCGGGTGCGGGCGGAGCGGCACACGCTCACTTGCGCGATGTTGTATATCGAAATCGAAAAAGACGGCGGAGAAATCCGCCGTTTTGATTATTTGTGGAGCGTAAATCATGGCGTTTGAACGACCAAGCCTACCGGAATTGTGCCGGCGGGTGGAATTGGACATCAGCAGCCGCCTTTCGCCCTACCCGCACCCGCAGGAAGGTGATGTGGCATCGGTATTCGGCGCAGCTTTGGGCGCGGCATCGCACCTCTTGCACGGGCATTTGGATTGGATTGCTCAACAAATGCTGCCAATCACGGCCGCAGGCGATGACCTCGACCGCCACGCCCGCACCTGGCTTACCGTGCCGCGCAAGCCCGCCGCGTTTGCCAGCGGTCAGGCTACTGTGTCCGTCGGCCTGCCTTTGGTGGGTGATGAGCTGCGGCGTGAAGACGGTGTGCGCTATTCTGTGCGCGCGGTGTCCGGCAATACAGTGCTGCTGGATGCGTTGGAGCCGGGCCCGGCAGGCAACGCCAGCGCCGGGGCAGTGTTGCGCCACAGCGGCGGCATGGCCACGGTGGATAGTGGCGGTCTCTCCGGCGGCGCAGCGGCAGAAAGCGACGAAGAGCTGCGCGAACGCTTACTGCAGCGCATCCGCAACCCGCCGATGGGCGGCAGTGTAGCGGACTATATCCGCTGGGCGCTCGAGGTGCCGGGTATTGCCCGCGCTTGGGTTAAGCCAAACAGCGGCGAGATTAACCACGTGGTGGTGTATGTGGCAGGCGGCGACAACATTGTGCCCAACAGTACGCTGTTGGATGCGGTACGGCAGCATTTAGAGCTACTGCGCCCGGTAACGGCGCGGGTGTCGGTCGTCGCGCCGCGCCTAAAAACCGTGGCGCACCGCATCAAAGTGTATCCCGATACCGCCGCTGTGCGGCAGGCGGTGGAAAACTCACTGCGTCTGTTTTACCGGCGCGAAGCTTCGCTGGGCTCGGTTATCCGTATCTCGCGCATCAGCGAGGCGGTTAGTTTGGCGGCGGGCGAAACACACCATATGTTGCTTGCGCCCACAGCGGATGTGGTGTGTGAGCAAGACGAAATCGCGGTGCTGGGAGGTATCTCGTGGACTTAAGCATCAGGCAGGCTGCCTACCGCAGCCAACTTACCGCGCTGCTGCCCACCGGCCGCGCCTGGGCAACCGAATCCGACCCGGCGCTGGCCGATTTTATTGCGGCGCTGGCATTAGAGCTAGCCCGTATTGAGCAACGCGCCACCGAACTGCTGGCGGAAGCCACGCCATACGGCGCATACGAAACATTGCCGGAGTGGGAGGCTACTGCCGGGCTGCCGGATGAATGCAGCGCAGCGGCAGCCGGCGATATTCAGGCGCGGCGCATGGCGCTGGTAGCGCGGCTGGCAGGCGGCGGGGCGCAAAGCAAGGCGTTTTATCTGCACCTGTTGCGCGTATCCGGGCAACCACAGGCGGAAATCACCGAGTTTTACCCGGCCACCTGCAATGATGACTGCAATGCCGCGCTGTACTCCGACAATGACAGCTATTGTTGGGCGGTATCGTTGCGCGGCAGCGGAGACCACCGACCGGCCAACTGCAACGATGATTGCAACAGCCCGCTGCAGCTGTATCAAAGCAGCGCTATTGAGTGCGTGCTCAACAGGCTTAAACCGGCGCACACTTATCTGATTTTTAAATATGTTTAGGAGCGATTGATTATGCAGCGGATTTCCACTTCTTCCGCCGTTGCCGACCTGTTCGGCAACGGCAAAGCAGGTTTTAGAAACGGCGATTTGCCGCGTGGCGTGCTGCCTACGGCGTTTAACGCCGAATGGTGCAACCATGTGCAGGAGGAGATTTGTAATGTGATTGAGGGCGCGGGTGTGGCGCTTAATCCCGATAAGCGCGACCAGCTGCTTGCCGCCCTGAAAAAACTAATCGACGAGCAGGCCGGCGGCAAAGGCCTGCCCGTAGGCGCAGTAATCGGCTTTCCGCGCGCCGTCACCAACCCCGAAGGCTACCTGAAAGCCGACGGCAGCACCTTTAATCAATCTACCTATCCCGACCTATACCGCGTATTGGGTGGCAACAAGCTGCCCAACCTCACGCGCTCCAACGTAGGCATGACTGCCTATTTCCCGGTTGCGGACATCCCGGACGGCTGGATTAAGTACGACGAGATTGCTGCCAAGGTCACGCAGGCCGCCTATCCCGAGCTGTACCGCAAGCTGGTGGCGCAGTACGGCAGCATTGCCGCGGTGCCGAAAGCCGAAGACCGCTTTATCCGTAACGCTGCGGGCGGCCTCACAGTTGGCACACAGCAGGGCGACGCCATCCGAAATATCAAAGGCAAAACATCGATCTGCGGCGACAACAATGGCACGCTAGGTATCGGCCCGAAAGACCCGGAAGGCGTGTTCGGCGGTGAAGGATCACCGAACGCCTACACCACCGATACTGACGGCTACCGGCAAGGTTATAACTATCTGACGTTTGATGCCTCACGCAGCGTGCCGGTGGCTGACGAAGTGCGCCCCAAAGCCATTGCGATGGTATTGTGTATAAAGGCTCAAAATAGCCTGGACGACGTGGTGATGTGGATTAAGGCCTACGGCAAGGTTACCAATGCCGGAGTGCTGGATGCGTCTACATTGGCCGCCGGGCTGCAAAACAAGTCCGACAAGGGACACACCCACCGTGCCGCCGAGATTACCGATTTAAGTGACACCATCGAAGCGGTAGTGGGCAGACTGTTTGCCTCCAAAAAATCTGCTTCAGGCTACCTGAAAATTCCCGGTGGGCTGATTATCCAGTGGGGAAACGTGGAAGTAGAGAACGACGTGTTTGCCACCGTTTTATTTCCGATAAGTTTTCCGACAGCCTGTTTAAATGTGCAGGTAAGCGCGGTTTGGGGCAACGTGGCCGGTGGAGCAAACGTGCTGTCCGCCCATATCGGCAAAATCAGTCAGACTGGTTGCTCGGTAACTGTGTCTGAAAACGGCATATTCGGGCGGCGAATCGTGAATTGGCTGGCAATTGGTCATTAAAAAGGGAGTTAAATCATGACTATTTACTACTCAAAATCCAATCAGGCGTTTTTCGACGACCAAATCCACAGCAGGCTACCTGAAGATGCGGTAGAGATTAGCCCCGAGCAGCACGCCGCGCTGTTGGCCGGGCAATCGCAAGGGCAAGTGATTATGCCTGGCAAAGACGGCATGCCGGTTTTAACACTCCCAGCGCCCAGCCATCTGCACCAATGGAACGGAAAGGAGTGGGTGTTAGACAAGGCCGCTGCATCGCAACTGCTGGCTGAAGCCATCGACAAAGGCACGGCTGCCATCAATGACGTTGTAGAGCAGGCATACCACCACGTTACCCGCTTCGAAGCTGAATATAAATTGCGCGAACAGCAAGCGCGCGACTACAAGGCGGGCGGCTGCAAAGGCGAAGCCCCGGAACAGGTGGCCGCCTTTGCCAAGCCGGCAGGCAAGACGGCGTGTGAAGCGACCGACATCATCATCGCCCAAGCCGACAACTTGCGCATGGTGCTGGGCAAACTTGGGGTACTGCGGATGCGGAAGCTTGAGCTGAAAGACCTAAAAACCGCTGCTGAGGTGGATAAAAGGACGGCAGAGATTTTGGCTGAAATCCAACCGATTGCCGACAAATTACAGGTGGTGGGCAAATGAATAATCATCAAATCTATCTGGCCTTGTACAAAGGCCGCCGCGACGGTACAGGCTGGCGCGTGTGGGCGGCACGGTTTACCGATGGGCTGACCCGTGTTTTGACACGCGGGCGGTACAGCCACTGCGAGATTGCGGTGCGCGAACATACTCAGGCATCGGTTTATACCTGCTACTCCGCCTCCATCCGGGACGGCGGCGTACGCTGTAAAGTGATGCCGCTGCCGTCTGCCAACTGGGATTTAATCCCGCTGCCGGATAGCGTGGACGGGCGGCTGAAAACCCTGTGGTCACGAACCCAAGGCCAAGGTTACGACCTGCTCGGCGCGTTCGGTGTGATATTCGGGCTACCTGAAAACCGCCGCCGTTGGTTTTGCAGCGAGTGGGTGGGCGCGGCTTTGGGGCTACCCGAAAGCTGGCGTTTTAGTCCCAATGATTTAGCCGCTATTTTTAAAGGAGACTGTCATGTTTGAGCGAGCAAAAGCTTGGTATAACCGTTTGACTTCCTGCCGCTTTTGCAGATACGCGAAAGCGGCTTTGTCTTGGTTGTGGAATCTGCGCTTTTTGCCGGATTCAGCGCGGCGCTGGGTATTCGGCACGGGCACGCGGGCGCTGCAAATCGTCAATATCGGCTTTTTGCTGGTTTGGGCTTGGGTGTTCGGCGTAAACGGTTTTGGCTCGCTGCCGCTGTGGACGGGGCTCACCAAATTGCCGCGCTGGTTTGTGGTGCTCCTGTTGTTGCTGTTGGCGCTGCTATCGGCGTGGTCGATGTGGAGCAGCAGCCCGCGCAGCCATGCGGTAGGGGTGGGTGCGCTGCGGATTACGCCGCTGATTTGGCTGCTGCTGGCAACCAGTTTTTGGGTGTGGCATACGCTGGCGGCGCAGGTGGTGGGCTATGTATTCGGCATTTGGAGCCTGGCGGTTTGGCTGGTGGGCGAGCATTTGCAGGATATGTTGCGTGATGAGAGACAGGCCGCGCAGACGGCCGGAAAGAAGGCATCGTGAATGAGTTGCTTGCGGGATTTTTTGCCAGCAAAACACTGCTGGCGGTGGTGGGCGCGTTTG